GACATAAAAAGAGCAGATTGAACTGCTCAACGATTTAATCAAATGGATAGGAGGCTATGATGGAACAGATAACAATAGTATTAAATGACATGGAAGATGTCAAAAGGGAAATTGACAACTGCCAGCGTAAAGCGGTAAAGAGTGTTGTCGAACTTGGGTATATTTTGAGAAAAGCGGATGATGCCGAACTCTTCCGCGAAGCTGGCTACTCCAGCATATTCAAATTTGCAGAAGCGGAATATGGTTGGAATCAGTCACAGACCTCGCGCTTTATGGATATCAATAGAGAGTTTTCGAAGGATGGCTATTCGACTGAACTCCAGGAAAGATATACTGGCTACGGTCAGGCAAAACTTTCAGAAATGCTTACGCTTCCGGATAACATTCGAGAGGAACTTTCTCCGGACATGAAACGAGAAGACATCCGAGAAGTGAAACGGCAAACAAAACAGGCAGCAGAGCAGGAAGCAGAATCTAACTTTGCGGCCACGGTGTCATTTGAATCGACGGACAACAATTTCCTCACGGATTCAATTAAAACCTTACTGGGACAGAAAGAATTCGTGGATAAATTTAGAAACTTATACCCGCACTTTACACGAATGATGAGCACGGGAACCGTAGATACCGAAGCGGTAGCGATGGCGGTATCAGGTACCGGATTTGGTTTTACAAGAGCCGGTGCGTACATGTATTTCTTTAAGGACACGGAGTTGCGTATCACAAAGGGAATGCAGAAAAAAACATACTCATACGAGGAGTTCATCAAGTCGGCGGCGGCAATTAGAAATCCATCCGGATTATCCGCAGAGGAATGGTATGAAAAAGTGTTCGGCATACCGTTACCAGTGGAACAGAAGAAAGAACCACCAAAGCCACAGAAAAAAGAGCCGCCAAAACCGAAACCGAAAAAGCCGGTCGTAGAGCGAAAAAACGTTGATTCGGAACAACCGGAAGAGCCAATTGAGTGTGAAGGGCAGACAGAAATTGGTGAATTTGCGGAAAAAGAGGAAATCGGCAGCAGTAAAACAGAAGGAAACAACGAAAACTCGATATCGGACAAAGATTTTGAAGAGCCAGTTGCGCCGGCGCAAGAAAAACAACTGTGTAGCTTTTGTGAAACTGGTGGTTATATTACTTCGGATGATGGTGCAACTACACTGACCATATTAAAATTACTGGACGACAAAGGAAATGTAAAAGTAGAGATGAGGGATGTGTCGGGAAAAGTAAGATTCAATCGTTGTCCGATGTGCGGGAGGTGTTTTGAATGAAAACAAATCATAGAGAAGAACGACAGGAAAAGGTATACATCACAAAGGAACAGTTGACGCCGTCCCGGTTAATGTTAAAAGCCGGAGATGTGATTTATATTTATAAGCCGGCACCGATTGGTGAGAGAGTAAAAGGTTTTGAACGCAGAGTACCGGCACAGATTGTGAAACTGTATAGAAATCATGCTCTGTGTGCTGTAAACGGACGACGTGAGGCGTTTACCTATGCGGAGATTGCACAGGCACAGTTGAGAGAAAGGAAGGGAAAGAAATGAGACTGATTGATGTAGATGCCACAAAGTTCCGTTGCAGATACGACAAGGTTTGCTCCTGTGATAATAAAGATAAATGTAAAAAGTGCGAGTATTATGTTGCGGATTTTAAAACACTACATAGTCAGCCGCTCGCTTACGATGTGAATGAAGTTGTAAAACAACTAGAAGACGAAAAAGAATATGCGTATGCAAATTTTGAAGAATATGTCAGGGAAACGTGCCCGTGGTTTGATGCAGATCACCATGATACGTTTGCGAATGGGTTGGTGCGAGCGGTTGAAATAATAAAGAAAGGAAATGGTGAAAATGAGACTGATTGATGTGGATGGATTTACAAAGAGATATAAAATCGAAGAAAAATATACAAGTTTGTATACAAAATTTGTGATACAAGAGGGAACAACATGCGAAAACCCGGGGGCAAAACTTCTTTTAGAAGATATGGAGCACAGTGGATTCTTTAGTGCTCCGGCGAGTACAAGGTATCACGGAAGTTATGCTGGAGGACTCGCGCAGCATTCTATCAATGTATTCGAAAGAATGATGGAAAGCGAAGCACCAAGAGATTACGATGTAGGAACAATCGCCACGGTTGCCTTGCTACACGATATATGCAAAATGGACGCCTATCACAAAGAAAAAACAGAGGACGGGAAAGAAACTTACGTATATAACAAAGACGCTTTTCCGGCAGGACACGGTGAAAAATCTATTTTCCTCATTCAGCGTTTTATGAATCTGTCCGATGAAGAAATCCTTGCCATCCGGTGGCACATGGGAGCCTTTGACGATGCGGTCAGAGGTGGAAGCCGGGATATAAACGCGGCATACAAACGGTCAAAATTGGCTGTATATTTGCATCTTGCGGACATGGAAGCAACATACATTGACGAAAGGGAGGAATGAATATGTTTATCAAAACGACCGTATTCAAACGCTTGCTGAAACAGGCATACAAAAGAGATTTATTACAAGTCGGACATGAGGACAACACAAACATATATTACATAATCGGCGGTTACTGGGCCATTATGGTCGAAAAAAGGTTTTTTACAAATGCGGCCAAGGCTGCACTGGTTGAACTTATCGGAGATCTGCCAAAAAACGAGAGCATCAAGATATATAGTGATGGAACAAGGCAGCAGTTGATAGACGATTCCGCGTGGTTCACACTTGCACTTAGAGAGCCAGAGGAATATTTGGAAAAAACGAATCTTTTGGTAGAAGAGGAAAAGTTTGGTGTTTTAAGCAGACTGTTTTCAGCGGGCGAGAAACTTATCCCGGTAAATGAAGGCTTGTACTCCCTAATTGATGAAGGGGCAAAAACATCAGACGACCTTGATATTATTGGACCATACAAGACGACTTTATCCGGACATATGCTGATGTGGAAGAATAACACGTCAACGGTTGGACTTTTACCACGGGTATGGAATGATGAAGAAGAGCTGATGGAACAGTTAAAAGAATTGGAGCAGTTGAATAATTTTGGAGGGGAACGATATGAGTAGCATGAGAGAAAAAATACCGGTATGGAAGAAAGTCAATCTATCAATCGAAGAGGCAGCAGCCTATAGCAACATAGGAGAGGCAAAAATTAGAGAGCTGGCAAAACTACCAGATTGTAACTTTGTCCTGATGAAAGGAACAGTGACACTAATCAAAAGAAAGAAGTTCGAAGAATACTTGGCAGAGTTAGAAGTTTTGTAATATGCTATAAGTTCTCAAAATCTTTCAAAAAGTATTGAAAGAGCATTGTGTTTGTGAGATTATAAAAAATGCAATGCTCTTTTCTTTTACCGGAAAGGAGAGGAAACGAAAATGGTAAGACGAAAAGACAACAAAGGAAGGGTACTCCAAAAAGGAGAAAGCCAAAGAAAAGACGGCAGATATGTATACCAGTACACGGATTTGCAGGGGACAAGAAAATCCATATACGCAAAGAATCTATCTGATTTGCGCAAGAAAAAGCGAGAAGCAATAAGAGACCTAGAAGACCACATTGACACCTACGGGGCAACGATAACCTTAAATCAGTTATTTGATAGGTATTTATCATTGAAAACAAATATAAGATATTCAACGCGCCAGAACTATACGAATATGTGGAACAACAATATCAAAAACACACCGTTGGGAAATAAACAAGTCGGGAAAATTGTAAAAAGCGATATATTAAAGCTGTACAAAAACTTTTCGGAGCGAGGCTTGAAGTATTCGACGATTTGTACATTTAATGGAATACTGGTCCCTGCTTTTGATTTGGCGCTAGCGGACGACTTGATACGAAAAAACCCTTGCATTGGATGCGTGAAGGAATTTAGAAAGGATGATGCAAGGGAACGAGTGGCATTATCAAGGTCTCAGGAACGGGAATTTGTTAATTATATAGGCAGCAGTACAATATACGCAAAACACTTACCGATGATAAAGGTTGCACTGAAAACTGGTATGCGATGCGGAGAACTGATCGGCCTTACCTGGTCGGATGTAGACTTTGACAAGGAAGAGATAAGCGTGAATCATCAGCTTGTGTATCGAAAGGTTGATGGGAAGTATAAGTTGTATGCAGAGGCACCGAAAACGAAATCAGGCACAAGGGTAATACCGATGACAAAAGATGTGCGGCGTGAATTACTGATACAAAAACAACGCCAGATTATGCACGGCACAACAAGCAAAGAAATTATTGACGGATATCGTGACTTTTGCTTTACCACAAAAAGACGTGCGCCTATCATGCCCTCGGCGGTTAATAATGTGCTGTATAACATCGTGAACAGTTACAACAAGACAGTAAAAGATTGTGAAGAAAGACTCCCTAATATATCCGCGCACATATTGAGACATACAGCGTGTACGCGCATGGCAGAAAGTGGTATGGATGTGAAAGTATTACAATATATCATGGGGCACAATAGCATAAATGTGACAATGGAAGTGTATAATCACGTATCGACGGAAAGAAGCAGGGAGGAAATGAAAAAAACAGAAAACATTCGCCTGATCATTTAATAGTTTACTTCATTTTTTACTTCAAAAT